TGGTAAGTCTACACTATTGAAGACTTTATCAGCTAGGTTCAAGACACACATACCTGTATATATTGATTGCGCTGACTTGGATTTGGGTGACTTGGCAATGCCTGCAATGAATCACAAACAACAAACTACGGCGTTCTACCCTAATGAAAGATTCAAGCTACACGAGGGTAAGCCTGTAATCATCATGCTTGACGAGATTACAAAAGCTAATGAACCTGTGAAGAACATGCTACTGCCTGTCATGCTTGAGAGAAGACTAGGTGCTATACACTTTCACCCTGATTCTATTGTGTATTCAACAGGTAATCTCACAACCGATGCAGTGGGAGACAGTATGAAAGCACATGCGAAAAACAGACTTACCAACGTTGAAGTGCGCAACCCTAATGATGATGAGTGGCTTGAATGGGGTATGGACAATGGCATTGCACCTGAGATATTAGCGTGGGTAAAGCAGTTTCCACATTGCCTTGCATCATACAAAGATGAATCACAGAAAGAGAACATGTATATATACAACCCCAAAGTTCAACAAGAAGCTTTTGTTTCACCTAGGTCATTGGCTAAAGCATCGTTCATTGTCAGCCAGAGACATACTCTGGGAGAAATGCCAACACTTGTTTCATTGGCAGGGACTATTGGTGAATCAGCCGCAAGGGATATGTCAGCATACTTCAGTCTAGCTGATGCCTTACCTACCAAGGAAGCTATCTACAAAAAACCTAGTGAAGCATCAGTGCCAAACGATCCGAGTGCAAGGGTGATTCTTGTCATGAGAGAGTTGATGACAATCAAGAAAGAAAACGTAGAGGCTTGGCTGACTTACATGCAACGATTACCTATGGAGTTACAGGCATTGTTTGCTGTCAACATCATGGCATCTGAACGCAAGAGTATGTTTGCAACCAACAAAGTGTTTACCGACTGGGCAGTTAAACACAATCAATTCTTTTGAGGAGAGTGAAGATGACGAAGTTAACGAATCCTAGCGATAGGATTACCAAGTCACACATCGCTATCATGCGTAGCAAGGAGTTCTGTATGTTTTCAGGAGTTCTTTCTATTGGCAAGGTAGAGATGACTGACAAAATACCAACGGCTTGCACCAATGGTAGAGATGTAATGTATAACCCTGAGTTCATCAACACACTTGATGACAAAGAGTTGAACTTTGTAGTATTGCATGAGGCACTGCACAAGGTGTATCAACACATGCATATGTGGAAGAAACTGTTCAAACAGAATCCACAACTTACAAACATGGCGGCTGATTATGTTGTGAACTATTCAATATATGAAGCTGACAAAACTAACCATTTGACTGTCATGCCAAAGGGTGGATTGTTTGAACACAAGTATGCCAACATGACAACCAAACAAATCTTTGACTTGTTGCAGGAAAGTGGTGAACAACCACAACAAGGACACGATGAACATGATTGGGAAGGTGCTCAAGAAATGACTGAGGAGGAAGTCAAAACTACAGAGCGACAAATCGATCAAGCATTGCGTCAAGGTGAAATCATACGAGGCAAAATGGAGGGCAATGCAAACAGGTCTATCAATGAACTACTGAAACCAAAAGTAGATTGGCGAGAACAACTGCGTGATTTTGTTACTACCATATGCAAGAGTAAAGATGTATCAAGTTGGAAGCGACCACATAGGAGATTCATAGGACAAGATGTATATATGCCTTCTATGATTGGTGAAAGTATTGGCAAAGTAGCAATTGCCATTGACACTTCAGCATCTATTGGACAGAAAGAGATAAACATGTTTCTCTCTGAAGTTGTTGGAGTATGCAACGATGTCAACCCCCAAACTGTAGAACTATTGTATTGGGACACAGAAGTTGCAGGGCACGAGACATACGAGCAAGGTGACTTTGAAAGATTGTTCGAGTCAACCAAACCGAGAGGTGGGGGTGGCACATATGTTACGTGTGTAAACGAGTATCTACAAGCTGAACGCATGGAGCCTGAAGTAGTATTGGTTCTGACTGACGGTTATGTAGAAGATGATTGGGGTGGAGCATGGCAAAGTCCTGTTCTATGGGCAGTGACTACTGACTTGCAAGCACCTCATGGTAAAACAATTAACGTAAAGGAGAATTAAAATGGGAATACATGTTCCAGAGAAGCATCTAAAAGTAATATCAAAGATGACGGCTACCTTTGACTTAAAAAGATTAACGAAAAGACAGCTTACGAATGTCAAAAAGTATTATCAAATGCAAGACTTTAGTGGTGATACAGTAACTAAATACATTGCACGAGATATATGGAATGATAAAGGTGTAAACGACCATCCACATATGCAAGAACATTGGGATAAAACTGTGGTTCATAACTTTCCATGCAATCACATATTATGGAAAGACATACAACAGTATTTAGTTATGTGCAAACTTGCTGACACAAAGGTGTATGACATAGATATAAATTTCATAAATGGCTCCTTAGTGGAAGTAGACAAAATTATAGCATCAGGTTCAGATGAACCTGTAACGGAAGGTTTTGCTACTCATAAGATAAAGTGGGAATGGAAAAAAGACAATGATTATGAAGAGAGTCCTAAAGACTGCGTATTAAAAAAGTTGCTCAGTGGTATACGCAGGACTATGGTTCCAATGAATAGTGACAATCCAGGAATTATGCTTATTGACAGCATGATTGATGGCAAAGTAACTGAATACCAACAAACTTACAAAGGAGAACATAATGACTAGTATCGCATCAAGTTCAGTTCTTATAGACCTAAACATATCTGTATGGACTGCAAGAAAGTTAGACAAGAGTGTATCAAAAGAAATTGATATTGATAAAAACACTACGACAAAAGCAGGCAACTACAACAAACATTTGTTGGCAGGGGCAAGCGAATTAGAACGCATTACTAAACTGTCAACAGAAATACGTGATTGGCATACAAGACAGACACTGCCATGGTCAGATACAGGCACGAGACTGTTACCTATGACGAACTTCTTTGACTACAAAAGTCAGCTGACTGACTATGAGGATTTGTTTAAAGAGCGTGTAAAAACGTTTCTTACTAACTATCCACAAATCATAACGGCTATGGCTTACAGGCTAGGTGAATTGTTTAATCGTGATGACTATCCTGATACTGATGTAATATCTAACAGGTTCAGTCTGAAGTATACAATTATGCCTGTGCCTGAAGCAGGGGACTTTCGTGTAAACCTAGGCAATGATATGGAGACAGAACTTAAAGAGGAGTATCAAAAAGCATACGATGATCGAATTGAGAATGCTATGAACGATGCTTGGTCTAGAGTTCACAAGACAGTAGAACATATCGTAGAGAGATTAGGTGGCGATGACAAAAAAATATTTAGAGACAGTCTTGTCAACAATGCCCTAGACTTAACTGGTTTGCTTACAAAGTTGAATGTCACCAAAGACCCGAAGCTTGAGAGTGTAAGAGTTAAACTAGAGAAATCACTCATGGGTGTAGACCCTGCTGAACTACGACAACACTCAGATTTACGTGCTGACGTAGTTAACAAAGTCAACTCAATTATGGAGAACATATGAAAGTGTTGAAGCACGATCACCCCTATGCTCGCATGACTAAAGAAGAGAAAGAAAAAGTTTCGATACTTAAACTTTCTCCCAACCGAAAGCATGTTAAAGGTGTAGGTATGAAAGACGGAATCTTTTATGTTATAGTAGAGAATGCGATGGACGATGCGTATCTAAGTTTTGCTTCAAAACTACACACAAGTCGTTTAATACTAAGACGAATAAAAGATTTCTTTACTACAAATTCTTGAAATCGGGAATTTGTATAGTATGTAAAATATATGGTCAAAAAAGTCACGGAAAAATGGGTTAAGCAACAAGTAGTAAAAAAGTTGAAAGACTTAGGTGCTTATCACTTTTTTCCTGTGGCTAATGGCTACATGAGTTCAGGAGTTCCTGACATCATAGCGTGTTATCAAAGTCAGTTCATTGGTATTGAGTGCAAAGCCAATGGCAACAAACCCACAGCACTCCAACAAAAACATCTCAGAGACATTACAAAATCCAAAGGTAAAGCTTTATTAATTGACGAAACTAATTTAAGTATGTTAGAGTTCTACATTAAAGGTAAATAATAAGGTGTGTATGAGAGCAAATTTAGAAGAAGATGTAGTGAATCATCCAAAGCATTACACCATGGGAAAGTTTGAAGTAATAGATGTATTACAAGAGTTCTTTCCTGAAGACCCATTGTTATGGCAATGTGGAAAATACTTAATGCGTTGTAAACATAAAGGTAATCAAATACAAGATTTAAAAAAAATGATTTGGTATGCTAACAAACAGATTGAAAAGCTAGAAACAAAAAAATGAGTTATACAGCAGAAGAAAAAACAAAGATTATTGAAAGAGCGTTAGACTATATGAAAAGAAAACCTAACACTACAAGGAATAAGGTAGCATTGTATGCAGGAGTTGCAGTTAGTGTATTAGAAAGATGGGGGATTGAATTACCTAAACCCATTACAGCAAAGCGACGAATGGGTAAAACTCCTTGGCGCATAGGACATATGGTATGAGTGATGACGTAGACAGAGCAAACGATGAAGTTCAAAAGAGACTTAAAGAAACTTTAAGCACAGTTGACGTAGAGATACCTGTCAACGAAACAGGTAAATGTCTTTGGTGCGAAAAACCAATAGATGATAAGAGAAGATGGTGCACAAAAGAATGCCAAACCGATCATGAATACTATGCAAGAAAATTATGATTATTAAAGAAGACAATCAAGTCGGACCTGCTGTTTGTTGTGAGTGTGGTGAAGACGCAAAAATTAATGATAGTGGCAAATGGTACTGCGCTATAAAAAGTGAATTAGGAATATTTAATATTCGTGGGTATTGTAAAAGAGCCAATACGGTCACTGATAAGAAAGGTAAAGTTTGAATCTAATTACGATTGATTTTGAAACATACTACTCTAAAGAGTATGGTTTAAAAAAATACACTACAGAAGCATATATACGTGATCCGCAGTTTGAGGTTATAGGGGTTGCAGTAAAAGAAAATAATCAAGACACTGTTTGGTTCTCAGGCAGTCACGAAGAAATAAAATCATTTTTACATTCATACGATTTTGAAAACAGTTTTGCATTAGGTCACAATATGCGATTTGATGGCGCAATACTTAGTTGGATATTTGACATCAAACCTAAAGGCCTGCTTGATACTATGGGCATGGGAACATTACTGCACGGGCTAACAGAATCAGTATCTTTAAATAATTTGTCTGGGCTGTATGGGCTAGGGGCAAAGGGGACAGAAGTTCAAGATGCATTAGGTAAACATAGAAATCAATTTTCTGAAAATGAATTATATAACTACGGGTTGTATTGTAAAAACGATGTGGATTTAACACATGCTTTATTTTATCAACTATATCCTAAATATAATAAAACAGAATTAAAACTTATTGATTTAACTATACGTATGTTTACAGAACCTGCACTACAACTCAACAAAGGGTTGTTGGTAAGACATCTAGCTAAAGTAAAAGCAACTAAAGAAGACCTATTAGACAAAGTAGCAGTTGACAAAGATTCATTGATGAGTAATCCTAAGTTTGCTGAAATACTTGAAAGCTTGAAAATTAAAATTCCTATGAAGACAAGTCCTGCAACAGGTAAAGACACATATGCCTTTGCTAAAACGGATGAAGGGTTTAAAGCATTACTAACTCATGACGATCCCTACATCCAAGCATTAGCATCTGCAAGGATAGGAAACAAATCTACAATAGAAGAAACACGCACAGAGAACTTTATACATATAGCTAACAGAGGATTGCTAGCAGTTCCACTAAAATATTCTGGGGCCGTTGTGTCACATAGATGGAGTGGAGTAGATGGGATTAACTTACAAAATCTTCCCAGATCATCTGAGCTCAGACGAGCTATATGTGCTCCAAAAGGTTATAAAATAGTCGCTGCTGATTTAAGTAACATAGAGCTTAGATTAGCGTATTGGTTTGCGCAGTCTACGGACAAAGTTAACTTAATTAGAGAAGGTGTTGATTTATATAAACAATCAGCATCAGAT